TTTGCAAAAAACTGTAAGATATGAAACTAACCAAAAAACAAGAGGCTTTTGTATATGAGTATCTTAAAGACTTTAACGCTACACAGGCTTATTTAAGGGCTGGATATAAGGCTAAAAATGAACAAGTAGCAAGAGTCCAAGCCCATAGGTTGTTAACAAAACCTAACATTCAAAAAAAAATCCAGGAAGAACTCAAAAAAAGACAGAAAAAATATGAAGCAACGACAGAGAACATTGTCAAAGAGCTGTCAAATATAGCTTTTTCAGACATTTTTGAGCTTATAGACATCAACGACGATCGGACGATAATCCTGAAATCAAAAGATCAACTCAAAGAGATAGACAAAAAAGCCGTTCAAAGTATTACATACGACGCCAGAACAGGCAGCATCAAAATCAAGATGCACGACAAGCTCAAAGCCCTTGAACTTTTAGGCAAACACCTTGGAATGTTTGAAGGTGAAAAACCGGATATAGACCAGCTAAACAAACTCAAAGAAATCATAGAAGGACTGAAAAATGCTGTCCCAGAGTAAATTCAGCCCTAAAATGCTTTACAGCCTTGCCCATTCAAACGCCCGGATAAACATCTGGGACGGAGCAGTAAGAAGCGGGAAAACATATACGTCAATAATCAGATGGCTTTCCTTCCTGGCTCAATGGTTGGGGCAGAACCAAAACTTTCTTATGGTAGGGAAAACAGAAAGGACTTTAAAGCAAAACATACTTGACCCTATTCAGGATTTAGTAGGAGAAAAAAACTTCAAACTAAACAGAGGAACCGGGGAAGTTTATATTTTCGGTATCAGGTGCTACATAGTCGGAGCAAACGACGAAAGATCTGAAGGCAAGATAAGAGGTCTTACCCTTGCAGGAGCATACTGCGACGAAATCACACTTTACCCGGAAAGCTTTTTCAAAATGCTTTTATCAAGATTATCAGTAAAAGGAGCAAAACTATTTGGCACAACAAACCCAGATAGCCCGTTTCATTGGCTAAAAACTGATTATTTAGACAGAGAAGGAGAACTTGACCTAAAGAGATTTCACTTTGTCCTTGATGATAACCCAAACCTGCCACCTGATTATGTGGAAAACCTGAAAAAAGAATACACAGGGGTTTGGTATAAAAGGTTTATTCTTGGAGAATGGGTATTAGCAGAGGGGCTTGTTTATGATATGTTTGACCCGGACAAACACATTGTAGAAGCCCCAAAAGATGGGTATTTGCAATACTGGGCTGGAATAGACTACGGGACAACAAATCCTTTTGCTATTCTCCTTCTTGGAAAGCACAGAAACGGCAAAACCTATGTCCTGAAAGAATACTATTACGATAGCAAAAAAACAGGGAAACAAAAAACAGATTCAGAATATGCCCAGGATCTAAAAGAATTTATAAAAGATTATCCGGTAAGAGCCATATATATAGACCCTTCCGCCGAATCATTTTTAGTTGAATGCCGCAAAGAAAGACTTCCTGTTTATGAAGCAAATAATAAAGTCCTTGAGGGTATCAGATTTGTATCAAAAGAGCTGGCAAATGAAAGGCTTTTTATAGACAAATCATGTAAAAACTTGATTAAGGAGCTTGGGACCTACAGCTGGGATGAAAAAGCACAGAAAAGAGGAGAAGATAAACCTTTAAAACAAAACGACCACGCTGCAGATGCCCTCAGATATGCAGCATTCACACACTTGAACAAACCAAAAATATTTGAGCCAACAAAACTAAATATTTAGAGGTGAAAAGACATGAAGCCATATTCAGACTATGAGTATAAGTTTTTGCTGAATGCATATACCGGACTTGGAGGATTTAAAGACGGATCTTATCTGATAAGACATCCAAGAGAAACAGATGAGAAGTATGAATCTCGCCGTAAGCTGTCATATTATCCAAACTTCACCAGGAAAGTCCTGAATGCTTATATATCACATTTATTCAAAGAACCGGTTAGCAGAAATACAGCAGGCAGTCAGGAACTGGAAAACTTCTGGAACAAAGCGAACCTGAAAGGTGAATACATAGACAAAGCAATGAAAAGATATTCAACGCTCGCCAATGTACTTGGAACACTTTTTCTTATCGTAGATAGAAAGCCCCTTACTGCAATTACAAGAGCTGAAGATCTTTTGAATACTCCATATATTGTTCCAAAAATGCCAACAGAGGTTGTTGATTATTCGGTTGACCAATCAGGGCAGCTTGAATGGATAGTCTTTTCAGAAGTAATAACGTCAAAAAAATTCAAAGGAGAAAAAAAAGATGAAGTTAGATTCAGGTATTTTGACAAGGAAGGCTGGCAGATACTAAAGGGAACAACAATATTAGATGCTACAGTTGAATCGCAAGGAACACATAATCTTGGAATTGTTCCGGTAGTGCAGCTGCATTCGGAGGATCCAATAGAAGAATCAGAAATATTTGGAACAAGCAAAATATTTGAAATAGCAAAAACAAATTTTAGGCTGTTCAATGCACTTTCAGAGCTTGATGAGATCCTCAGGAGTCAAACTTTCTCAATCCTCACAATTCCTGCAAAAGAACCAACAGACAGAGAACAATACGAAAATATGACTCTATCAACGGAGAATGGACTTTTTTACGACCCAGAATATGGAGGAAAACCGGAATTTATAGCACCACCTGCAAACCCAACAGAAGCTTACGAAAAGCGAATAGCAGAACTGATTAACTATATCTATAAACTTGCTTCTTTAGAATTTATCCAAGGAGTACAAAAGTCTGGAGTGGCTATGGCATTTGATTTTCAAGAAACAAACTCAGCCTTAGCTTCCTTATCTAAAAACATAGAAGAAGCTGAATATCAGGTCATAGATATAGTCGGCAGATGGTTTGATAAGGATCTGTCAGAAGCTGTAGTTGAATACAAGAAAGACTTTTCAGTTGTGGACTTGCAGCAAGAGTTAAAAAATGCAATAGACGTTTTAGCATTAGACATTTCCAGGAAGTTCAACATAGAGCTCAAGAAAAAACTTGCTTACGACTTTGTAGGGGACAGACTTGAAGAAGAGCAGTTGCAGGAAATATATGAGGAAATAGAAACTTCAGAAGACTACATGGCAGAGAATAGAATGAGAAATGAAGGACTTATGTAATGGATTGGGAAGCTTTAAGAAATATCTTCCTCCAGTACATGGAAGAGCAACTGCAGAAATGGGATAAGGATTTTGAAAAGGCATATAGAGAGACTATTCAAAAACTGAAAGAAACAGGATATGAAGTAACGCCTGAAATAGAAAATCAGTTAAACCAGCTTGCAAAAGAAAAAGTAGAAGAAGTCCAAAACTTAATAAAAGAAACTGCATCATCGGTTATGGGATTAAGTCTTAATGATCAGGTTGTAGATGATCTGGTAAAAGAAGTTTTTAATTACCGGTACCCGGACGGTTTAAATCTATCGGAAAGGCTTTGGGACTGGGGAACAGAATTTAAGCATGGGCTTAAAAAGTCTTTGCAGAATGCCCTTGTAGCAGGCAGGTCTGCAGATGCAATCGTTTATGAACTGCAAGACGTGATAGACAGTTTTTCCGGACAAGAAAAAGCAGTAGTTTTAAAAGAAAAGATACCTCAATGGGTAGAGGAATTAAAACGTTCAGCAAAAAGAGCATTAAAAGATCCAGCGGCAAGGAAGGAATTTGAGGAAAGAATTAAAAAAGCACAGAAGTACGTAGAAAACATATCAAGCGAAGAAAGTCTCTACAGAACAAAAACTTTATTCAAACAGTTTAAGAAGGCTATAAACGAAGGTAAAGAATATCTGATAGATAAAGCAATCCAGTATCACATGTACAATAAGCAGCTGACCAGACTAAAGACTATAGCCAGAACAGAATCTGCGAACGCATACCATAAAGCCCAGATAAAAATGACAGAAGACGATAAGGATCTGATTGGATATAGATGGAAACTTTCAAAATCTCACCCAAAGCCGGACATTTGTGATCTTTTTGCCAACATAAACTACGGTTACGGCAAAGGCATACACTCAAAAGACAAAGTCCCGAGGCAAAAAGCCCACCCAAACTGTATGTGTTATTTGGAGCCTGTTTATAAGTGGGAAGTAGAAGGGGAAGAACAGGAACCAATAGTAGAAAGAAAAGTGTTAAAGAAATTTGCACTGGAGTATGTGAAAGATTTAGAGGAAGTTGGAATAGATATAGAACAACTATTTGATGAAAGGAAAAAAGCATTCAGAACAGAAAGTGAATTGAAGGAAAACCCGGCATTTGAACCATTACGGACTATCGGGAGGGTTAAAAGAAAAGGGAAATGGAAAAAGGTTAAAGTTAAAGGGTTGAAAAAAGTTTTAGAAAAGAAACTTGGGCATATTCCCCAAGAAGTTCAAGATTATATTCAGGATAGAGAAGAAATTAATAGTTTAATGGAACACTACTTTAAAAGGAAGTATTTACCTGAAGAACCAACCCGACCAGAAAGTCCTAAAGACTTAGAGGAATGGATAAACAAAATTTTGAGTAATGAGAAAAGCGTTGTTTTACAAATGGAGAATAGATATATTATAAGTGATAATATATTTTTAACTATTATAGAAAAACCTGATAAAAAAATAACTGTTTTTCAGTTAAAGAAGGATTTAGAACAATGGAAGAAAGAAAACCCTTGGCAACAAGAAATAGGAACAATAAAATCCCTGAAGAAAAAATTGAATATTTAAGAATGTATACATATGCTATCATGGATCCTGACATTTTTCCTTCATATATTCCAAGTATAAGAGAAAAGCTAAAAGAGTATGGAGATAATGAGGAAGTTAGAAAATTGGATAAATGGCTTTTAGAAGATTTGAAAGAGATCCTTAAGATTAATACATATTTCAAAGACGATGATACCCAGCCCATTGAGAAATGGTGGTGGCATTTACATAAAATAGCTAACGGCACATATCCAATGGACCTATTGCCCGATTATTTGAAAAAAGTTTCCCCTCAACTCAAATAGAAAACTTTAGAAAGTTTTAGAAAGGTTTTCGTCTCTTTTCTCCGGTTTTCATTATCTTTTTTCTAAAACACTCTGGAGAAATTCTGTGCGTAATAGGCTTGTTCTGCATAAAGGAGATACAAGAACATACAGATTAACTTTCAAAGATAAAACTGGAAATCCTCTTGATCTTACAGATCTGGCAGTTTATTTTGTTGTCAAAAATGATGATGCAGACACATCATCAATCATAGAAAAAATAATAACGTCTCACCTTGACCCTACAAATGGAATAACAGAGATCAACCTGTCTTCAAGTGATACAGATATTGATTACGGTATTTATTATTTTGAGATATATCTGCTTGACGGGTCTGGGCAGAAAACAACAATACTTACCGGTAATTTCATTATTTCTGCGGACGGTTCTGATAAGATAAGCGACATAACATTTGTTTTCCAGGAAGAAACCATAAATGTTATATTTGACCAGATTATTGAACTGTCATCTGGTGGAAGTTCTTCTTCTTTAATTGATGATAACACAGTAGCAGCAAATAAAACCTGGTCTTCACAAAAGATTGAAAATGAATTATCTGGTAAAGCACCAGTAAGTCATCAACATACAACATCAGACATAACTGACTATACATCAACTACGCAAGCAACAATAGATAATTCCATATATGCACATAACAATGACAGCAATTCTCACCAGGACATAAGAAATGAATTGAGCAACAAAGCAACAAAAATAACCTCTCCTACGGCTGATAACATTTTAGTTCAATCTGCAGATGGAGACTTGAAAGATGGAGGTAAAAAGCTTTCTGATCTTGCTCTGGCAAATCATACACATACGACATCTCAAATAACAGATTTTAATTCTGTAGTAGATGGGAAGATTTCAAATCATAATACAGATACGTCAGCTCATAATGATATCCGTTCTGAAATTTCTGCAAAACCTGATATAGACGATACAGTTCCTTCTACTTCAAAAGTTTACTCATCTCAAAAGGTTGAGGATCTGTTAACCGGTAAATCAGATGCAAATCATACACATACTCTTGGCGATCTTTCAGATGTGGATACCACAGGGGCTACTTCAGGGCAGGTTCTCCAGTTCAATGGCTCCCTTTGGGTTCCTGCTTCGGCAGGAGGCTCGGATACCTTCAAGACGAAGGTATCAGGAACTGATACCACCGAGGACTTCCTTGAGTCCAAGATCGTCGCAGGAAGCAATATCACAATTACCAAGCTTAATAGCGGTGGGAACGAGCAATTAGAGATTGCTTCAAGCGGAGGCGGAGGAACCCAGATTATCTTTGATCAGACCCTCACGGCGAATGCTGGATCGGTTCTCTTTTCGGGCTTAAATCTGCAGGATGGGGAGCTCTACGGGATCAGGCTTACCGGAATTCTTGATGATGGGCAGGGAGGAGCTGGGATTTATGCTTATGGTAATATCGGGCTGAAGGTGAATGGAACTTCTTTCTCCCGTGGATTTGAACTGAGATGGAAGAACGCTGATGTCTCAGCCTTCTCTACCTCCGATGGAAGGATTGCGACCTTCCAGGTTGATAATGGAACCAGAACCAAGGGAATAAGCTACAGCAGACTTGCCTTGGTCGGAGATCGCCCTTCCATTAGAACAAATGAAGAATATGAGCTCCAGAGTACCCTCGCCGAGAGAAGAATCATCTCTGCCTTCGGTATATCAGGCATTACCTCCATTACCTCCCTTGAATTCTACAACCTGAATACAGCTCTCCAATTCAAGGCTGGCTTCAAATTCACCATGTGGAAGATCCTTTAAAGGGGAATTCTGATGAAAAGACTTGTTATAGACCTTAAAACAGGCAAAACAAAAACGGAAGTACTTCCAGATCCGGTTGTTGATCTAAATCAGTTAAAAAACAACCTTCTTTCTGATCTCGTTGTGAAGACGTCATCTTATATTTTTTCATACTATCCGGACATAAAACAAAAATCAGATTTATCAGACAAAGAATATTTTGAAACGTATATGAAAACGACAAATATTGATGAAAAACAGTTTCGACATGCTTTAATTAATTCAGCCTCAAAAATATTTGATAAAACGTCTGACTTTAATACAGAGCTGCAGAGTTTAATATCACAGTTTCCTTCTCCAATCGCAAATACAAATGAGTGGAATTTTGCTATTGAACAGCTGTTTAAAATAGCAATCAGGGTTGGCTTTGTCCAGAGATGTAAAAATGTTCATCGTCAGATTGAGGTACAAATAAAGGCAGCTTCCACAGTGGAAGAACTACCAAACCTTAATTCAATCAACTATCCGGAGTATCCATTATGAGCAGATTTACAGAAAAATTAGTTGTAAGCCTTGAGAAAGACGGAAAACACTGGACGCTTGAGGAAGATTTTGAGTATTACACAGAAATTTTAGGAAGTAGAGTTTACATTACAGTTCCAGCAGGATTTACAACAGATTTTGCATCTATTCCGAAAATTTTTCACTCATTCATTGAAGATAGAGACAAATACAACAAAGCTGCAGTAGTACACGACTGGCTTTATGAATCAAAAATATTTTCAAGAAAGATATCAGACAAGATATTTCTTGAGGCTATGACAGTGCTTAACATACACCCATTTAAGCGATTTTTATTCTACTACGCTGTGAGGATCTTTGGAGGATTAAGATGGATATCAAAGAAGTAATAAAAGAAATAGAAAGCTCTGGAAACAAACAGGCTATCCGGTTTGAGCCTCATTTTTATGAAAGCCTTGAAAAAAGGAAAATAAACGATATGGCAATACAAAGAATACAAAAAATCCACCGTTGCTCTTATTTTACCGCCTTAATGATCGCATCAACCAGTTGGGGTTTATTTCAGATAATGGGATACAACCTGTATTTTTACAGCCTTACAGAAAAGACAGTTTTTGAATTTTTGTTTGATGAAGCAGAACAAGAAAAAGCATTTGAAAAGTTCATTCAGATAAAAAGCATTAATTTTTCTATTGAAGAGATGCGGTCAGATCCTGAAAAGATAAGAAAATTTGCAAAGGTGTACAACGGAGATACAGAAGGATACTCAAGAAAAATAGAGAGGTTGATACAAAATGTTTAACTTTCTACCTATCATAGGCACAATAATAGGAAAGGTTTCAGACGTTATAGATCAGGCAGTAGAAGATAAAGATCTTGCAAACAGGTTGAAATCTCAAATACAGCTAACAATACTGACAAAAGAATATGACAATATAGCGAAAGAGTTAGAAGCAAAAAGGGACATTATTGTTGCGGAAGCTACCGGACACAGCTGGCTGCAGAGAAACTGGAGACCAATAACAATGTTGGTTTTTGTTTACATCATAGCCCATAACTTTATCATTGCACCTTTATTCAATCTTAAATATCTCCCTATACCTCCAGATATGTGGGAATTGCTAAAGCTCGGAATGGGAGGCTACATCATTGGCAGAACAGTAGAAAAGTCTGGTCCCACAATCGTTGAAAAGATTGCAAATGTGTTTAGAAAAACTCAATAGAAAACTTTAGAAAACTTTTCGTCACGATTTTCTTCTTGGTCTTATGATTAATCAAAAATCTCTTTAGAGGTAGAGTATGAGAAAAGGAAAATTCATTTTTTACGAAGGCAGATGGATACCCATTTTTGCAGGTGGGTCAACAGACGAACCTCCTCAAGAGCCTCCAAAAGATGAACCTCCCGAACCACCACAAGAACCCCCACAGCCAACAGATGAGTACAAACAAAAGTATGAACAAACGCTGAAGTTTCTCCAGGAAAAGTTTGGAGTAGATTCTGTTGATGAACTTGCTTTAAAGCTAAAAGCAGAAGAAGAGCAAAAGCTAAAAGAGCAGCAAAAATACAAAGAACTTGCAGAAAAAAAAGAGAAAGAAGCTCTTGAGTATAGACAGAGATATCAGCAAACAATACTTAAAGCAGAAGTAGTAGGAAAAGCATCCCAAATGGGCTTTATAGACCCAGAAGTAGTATTGTCCCTTGTTTCTCCAAAAGCTGTGGTAAAAGAAGACGGAACTATAGAGATAAGCGGCAAATCAATAGATGAATACCTCAAAGAACTTGCAGAAGCAAAGCCTTATCTCGTCAAATCGTCTGGAAAGCAAGGAAGTGGAACAACTCCATCTTCTGGAGAACCTGCATTAGAGATAAAAACATTTGAAGATCTGATAAAAGCAGGTTCACAAGTGATGAAAGAGTTTATGGAAAAGTATCCAGAGCGTTATCAAAAACTTAAAGATGAATATTTTGCAAGAAAAGTAGGAGGTTAATAGATAATGGGAACAAGGATTGCAGATTTAATTATCCCAGAGGTTGTTTCAGAAGTTGCATCAGCAATCATAGTTGAAAAGACTGCTCTCATTAGATCAGGCGTTGCAAATGGAGATTATGAGAATGCAGACATTCGTGAAGGTGGACAATTTGTGAACGTACCTTTTTGGAACGAATTAACCGGCGATGACGAGGTTATGCAGGAAGGAACAGCTCTCACCCCAGATAAGATTTCTATGGATAAGGACATTGGTGTGATATGTCATAGGGCAAAGGCGTGGTCAAGCTCTGAACTTGCTAAAATTGTTTCAGGTAAGGATCCAACACAAGCAGTTGGAGAGCAACTTGGAACTTATTGGGCAAAGAGGTATGATGTTGCTCTTATATCTGTTTTGAAAGGAGCTCTGCCTTCTACTCACGTAAATGACATTTCCCAGAATACAGATGGACAACCCCCTGTAACAGCATCAATTGAAGCTCTAATAGATACAATGGGGCTGATTGGGGATAATGCAAATGAGTTTACAACTATAATAATGCACTCAAAAGTTTATAACGATTTCCTGAAAGCAGGCATCATTCAGTTTGGACAGACCAATCTCTCAAATGTGATACTTGAATCTGGAGATATTCCTACCCTTCTCGGCAGAAGAGTGATTGTTTCTGATAACGTTCCTGTTGAAACATATACAGCTGGAACTACCACCTTTACAAGGTACACAACTTACATTGCACAATCTGGAGCTATGTACTTCGGATTTCAAAGAGAATTGATGACAGAAACAGATAGAGACATACTTGCATTTGAAGATTACCTATCAACAAACGTTCACTTCTGTCCACACCTGAGAGGTGTTAAATGGGCAGTTACCACAACTAACCCTTCAAACACTGCATTGGCTACTGCATCAAACTGGCAAAAAGTATATCCGGATAAGGCAATCAGAGTTGTAGCTCTTAAATCTAATTAAGGAGTGAGCCATGGGATTAACAGCTTTCAATAGATACAGAAGGGAAATGGAAGAGAAAAAAAAGAGTAAGAAAAAGGGGAAGGCTTCCCCTTCTCCGGAAAAAAATGTTCAAGCTGCTGAAAACCCTGTAGAAAACCCACCTGTTGAAAACAATGCTGATAAACCTCAAGAAACCAAACCACAAGATACTAAACCACAGACTACTGCACAAACTACCGAAACCAAGCCGCAAAATAGCGAAACTCAAGGTAAAAAGAAGGAAAACAATGCTGATAAACCTCAAGAAACCAAACCACAAGATACTAAACCACAGACTACTGCACAAACTACCGAAACCAAGCCGCAAAATAGCGAAACTCAAGGTAAAAAGAAGGAAAACAATGCTGATAAACCCAAGCCAAAGAACACTAACAATTCGCAGAACAGATCTAAAAATAACGGAAATTCAAATCAATCTAAACCAAAGAGGCAAAGTGGCAACAGAAACAATAAGAAAAAGGAAAACGGAAATGGAAATACGGGTAAGGGTAAATCTGGATAATTTTATAGATAAGAAAAAAGTGCAGTCAGCTGCGAAAACAGCATTAAAAGCAGCAGGTAAAAGATATTACGAGATGATTCATGAAACTATTGATTCCGGTAAATCTTTTACGCCCCGAACTGGAAACCTGCAGCAGAGTATTGCTTTGAGGTATTCAAAGGATACAGCTGTTATTTCTGCACATAAGGAATATGCTCCCTTTGTAGAGTTTGGAACAAGAGCTCACAAAATCCTTCCAAAAAGAAGATACGCTCTAAAGATCCCTACTGCTGACGGATATATCTTCAGAAAATCTGTAAAACACCCTGGATCTAAACCTTACCCATTTATGTTTGCAGATTTTGATAAAAGAAAAGAGGAAGTAGAAAAAACATTCCTAAATGTTTTTACGGAGTTGATAAATGGGTAAATATATTGATAAAAGACATCTTCCAGATATGATACAGGTTTTAGAAGAAGACATTCTATATGCTGAAAAGCAAGTGGAAGGAGAGTTTGGAGAATTTGAAGAGCCGTATCCTCCACAACTTCTTGAACTTGTCAAACTACTGACACTACAAAGAGCATGTATAAGGCTTGCTCAAACAGAAGATACAATCTACATGGAAAAAGCAAAAGGCTATAAATCTTTAGCTGAAGACATGAAGAAAAGCCTGGTCAATGCAGTTTCAAGAAGAAATACAGCACTTGGAACAGTGAGGTTTCAAAGAGGATGATAGAAAACATTTATCTTGCATTAAAGGCTTTTGGTAAACCGGTTTTTATTAACTTAAGGAGTGTTAACGAAGCTCCTGCAGATACAGAGGAGTTTCTTGCTCTTTACATTGATTCCGAAAATATAATCTCAATCAATGATATTGAAACTGTTTACGCTGTTATCTATGCAAGGAAAAAGGATCCAGACAAGAAAGAGTTTGAAAATTCGCAGGAACTATACAGCGAAACATCAAAAATAGTTGACACACTTTTAAATAATCTGCCAACCTCATCTGCAAACATCACGTATGGAACTAATGATTTCTTTGACTTTTCCCTTATTAAATTGCTAATAAAACATAGGAGGAGAAAATGAAAAACTATACACTTGGAAGAGGAGTTGTTCTTTTATCAAACGGTAATGGATATGAACCATTTGGTAATGTTACAGACTTTACTATATCTGTCAAAACAGAAAAACTTGAGCATTACTCAACAGAGTCCGGAATAAAGGTTAAAGATGCAGAAATAACGAAATCTCTTGATTTTAACGTTAAGTTTGAAGTTGACGAGCTGAAGAAAGAAACACTTGAGAAGTTCATTCTTGGGTCAACATCACAGCAATCTCAATCTGCAGCAACAGTTACAGATGAAGCAATAAATGGAGTAAAGCAAGGATTCTGGTATAAGCTTGCAAATTACAATGTTTCTTCTGTTGTGGTTACGGATTCTACCGGAAATACAACATACACAGAAGGAACAGATTACAAGGTTGATAGTTCTGCAGGGGCAATATACATAATAGAAGGTGGAAACATTCCGGATAATTCTGACATTCTTGTGGATTATACTGCCGCAGCTATTACAACAGATAAAATAACAGGCGGGCAGAAATATTCAATAACAGGACAGCTCTGGTTTAAAGGGGATCCTCCTGTTGGAACGGTGGTTGATGTTTTAGGGGATGTTTCTCTCACTCCGTCTGGAGATCTTTCGCTGATTGGGGACGACTGGCTGAAAGTAGGGTTTGAAGGAACATTCACATCAAAACCACAAATAATTGTTAGAGGTAACAGATGAACCCGGTAAATGTTAAAAAAGTTAATATAAACGGAAAGCAGATACAGATTAAATCTTTAACCTGGAAAGATTTTAAGGTTGCATTTGGGGTTATATCAACAATACTTCTTGATGCGGTAAATGATAATCTCAATCCAGGAGCATACCTTGAGGATGCAACGTTTTTGATGAGTAAGATGAGCGGTGTTCCAGTTGAAGAGATAGAAAATATGAGACCTTCAGATGCTTTAAAAATTCTGAACACATGTATAGAAATAATTCTTGAGGATAAAGATTTTTTGCAGGAAGTTCAGAAAACTCTCAAAACGATAAAGAAAGCATTGGGATCTACGACCTGATAGAACTGCTGATTTCCGAAGGACATAATGTTGACAGCTACACGTTGAGAGAAATCAGAATATACGCAGATTCTCTTTCAAAAAGAAAACAAAAAGAGTTCAGACAAAGGGTGTTAGAGGTTGTGTATGGAATAGCTATAGCATTTGGAGATAATAAGGCTAAAAATGCAGTATTTGAAGAAGACAAAGCAAATAAAGCGGACGTAGAGGAACTAATACAATGGCTCAACAACAGCTGATATTAGAAATAAAGGCAGACATA